ATGCTGTAGTTGGAGGTGACGACGATGAGCTTGGGACGGACCTGGATGGTCGTTCCCTTCATCTCGGCTGGGAACGCGTAGCGGTCAGCCCAGCGCTTGAGATGGTGTCCAAGGACCTTGTGGGTCATGTCGAAGTCGTCGAGGATCACGACATCCTCTCCCTGGTAGCCATCCCACCACTTGTTGGTGGGCTTGTCGTAGTAAGTGCCGGGGAGGTGACGCGCGGCATAGCTCTTGCCGGTGCGAGGAGCACCGTAGTACCAGTGCCCACAGACGTCGTCTAGGTCAGGAGGGCGGACCTGATGATCCTGGCGGATGCGGGTCCATGCATGATAGTGGCGGACACGGAGCGCGGGATCAATGTCCTCAATTTTCCCAGCTTTCGCAAGGTCCCACGCAGCTTGGTACTTGACAGCGACAGCCTGTCCACCTTGTTCCGCAGGCGAAGCGGGTAGGTCACCCCACGCGTCAAACGTTCCATCCTTCTTGCAGTAGTCAGAAGCCTCCTTCGGAGTCCCCCTTGCTACTTCAAGGTGAGACCGCGGAAGAAGCTTCTTGACCGCGGTGAGGCGGAGCTTGCGCTTGAAACAGACGTACCCTTGGTAGTGAGGAGTCCCTTCCTCACCGCGTTCCTCGCCGACCACGTAGTAAACTGCGTGATCTCGGAGAGCGATGATGCAGAGTCGATCCTCCGATGTCGGATTGTTGATGGTGAAGCACCAATTCTTGGCCTCGGCGCGGGCCATGATAAATTAATTTATCAACCATTGGTGGACCACCATATAGCCGCGATGGTATCGCGCCTCTCTTATGGGTCGCAACCGTACGAACGTACGAAAATGGCGACGCAGCCGCCATGTTGGCGACGCAGCCTGGTCGACGTGCCAGCGATACTTCTCGAGTCATCCTGACTGGCGATCCGTTACTTGGCGATGGCGACGCAGCCTGGGTAGGGTAATACTGGACCTACCCAGGCAAACAGCCAACGAAGGTCGCCCGCTCCGCGGGCTCTCATGAAAGAGGCATAGCTTGGGGGGCTGCCGCCCCCCAAACCCCCCGTGGGCCTGGAACCTCTGTTTGGGATTAAATCCTCATCTTCATTAGCAAATCGCCCGCTCCGCGGGCTCAGCCCTGTCGGGGCTCAGTCGGTGTAGTAGGTGAGGCAGTTCCACTTGAAGTCGCACTGGCTGCCAGCGGTCCACTGGGAGGTGGGGTCACCCGCCTGGGCGAAGTCGGTGAGAACGAGAAGGTAGAGACCGTTCTTCGACCAAGTGCTGCCTCCGGCGCCGGAGAACTCGCAGCGGCCGGACTGAGCGAAAGAGCGGATCGACACGTCGAACTCGACCTGCATGTCCTCGTTGGTGAAGTTCGCGTTCAGCGTCTTCTTCTGGTCGTAGAGGATCTTGAACCGGTTGGTGTACAGCACGTTGTACGCACCAAGGGTGTTCTGCTGCGACAGGATGTCGGAGATGGCGGGCATCGTGGAGTCGCGCTGCTGCAGGTCCTGAAGGATCATGACGCGAATGCAGGCGTTGGACGACTGGTACATGCCGAAGCGAAGCTTGAGGTCGGCGCGCTTGAGAGCGATCCTGTTGCCCTGGCGCTGGTAGATCTGGTCACCCTGTGCGATGGTGACGAGAGAGGCCATGTAGCCCGACAGAGAAGCCGGGTACGGATCGACGGGGCCCGTCTGGATGGTCACGACCTTCTTCTCGACGTCCCGGGCGAGGGATCGGGCGAGAGCGAGCGCTCGGTACGCTGCCGTGGTGGAGCGGGGCATCCACCGCTTGCGTCCCCAGGGACGAACTCGGCCCCATCCGGAACGCGCCGCCGGCGGAGCGCGCTGAGGCAGCTGGAGATAGCGGCGAGGGCCGTAAGAAGCAGACGGAGCCATAGGGGCAGGGGGGTCTGCGGAAGGTTCGTAATCCTTGGCAGGGGGAAGAACCTGAACGCGCAGGCGCTTGTTGCGGTGGAAGTAGTAGTCGGGATCGTCCAGACCGAACTCCGCCCGGTCGCGCTTGTGCGCAAAGTAAGCCGTTTTTGTTTTTGGCCTTAGCCTTATCGGTTGGAAAATGAGGTGTACCTCATACCTTACTCGTCACGGTCGAAAGGGTAGGAGGACGAATCGACCTGGGCGTCCTGACGAACTGGGAAAAAGGCGGAGAAGTGCTTCACCTTGAAGCGACGGCGGAGAGCATCGATGAGCACCTGATCTCCTTCGAAGATCTGCTCGATGCTGTAGTTGGAGGTGACGACGATGAGCTTGGGACGGACCTGGATGGTCGTTCCCTTCATCTCGGCTGGGAACGCGTAGCGGTCAGCCCAGCGCTTGAGATGGTGTCCAAGGACCTTGT